AAAATTCTACTTTTTGCTTCTTGAAGAAAAGATTGATACGATCAATTAGATTTAATGTAGAAACATCTACATCACCAATACCAAAGAAATCAATAGCAGATAGATCACGATATCCACGATTGAATACTGCAACTGAACCACGATACTTATCTTGTACCATACGTTCAATACGAGCATCTTCTACAATATTTACAAAAGAATGATTGATCTTACGAACTTGAGCTTTCTCTAACATATCAAGAGGAGTCCAAAGCGCGTGAGCTATCTCATGACATACCAACAAATCTTCTATGTCAGCAGTAGTTTTCTCATCATCCCAAATCGGTAAACCTAGTTCACGATCTTTAGGATTGAAGTAAGCTGTTTCCATTTGTTTGTATACAACATGGATATCTTCTTCTGAAAGTAACTTAGCAATTGTGGATTTATTTTTCATTCTAACAACCTCTTTAATTCTCATCATATATACAGAATACACTATTTAATAAGAATTGTCAATGATATAATGGGCATAAATGTTGTTTTATTAAATTCAATTGTAAAGTGTGATGTTTTTGCAACACTTTTTAATTTCTCAATAATAACAAACACAACATAACCCCTCTCTCTATTATCTTTATAGTAACACAAGCAATAGGATTTGTCAAGTAAAAAGTGAGGAATTATATAACTTTTGCTAAGTCATTGATTCTAAAGGGTTTTTACTATCACGGCCCTATGCTACTTTTGTTCGATTAAGTAATTTTGTTGTTTTTTGTAGACGCTTTTTAGCTCTATTGATTCGCAACCTAGAAACATTTTTAGTAAAATCAGTTCCATCCATATGATCCATTTCATGCTGAAAAATTCTACATTCCAATCCAAACAAAGCTATCTCTTGTAATTCACCATGTTCATCTTCATAAATTGCTTCTATACCATCAGGCCGTTTTACCTTTAACCATATGCCAGGATATGATAGGCAACCCTCATCCATAAGAATAAGGTCATCAGATGTAGAAACTATCTTAGGATTGAAACAAGCTATAATTTCTTTCTTCTTTATATCAGAATACATCACAAAGACTCGTTCCATAACACCACACTGATTTGCTGACAAACCAACACCAGCAGAACCTTTCATAGTTTCTACCAGATTATCCTTAACCTCTTGCCTATTAAGACCTTCACTACACCCTGACAATGGTATAGAAAGTATAGGGTTATTGTTCTCAATTAATTTGTATGTTGTCATTATGTTCTCCCATAAAATTTTGTTTCAATATCGTTTTTATAAAAAAGATACCATGCACAGTTATCTTTGCCTGTCATGTTACCAAACCATTTGATTCGGCCGACACTAACTATCTTAGCACACTTCTTCATATAAGGAGCAGACTGTTTAGTGTGAGCCCAATCAGCATCAAAAAGTAACCAAGTAGGTTTTAAGTTAGAAAAATGTTCTATCATAGGATGTAGTATTTTTCTATCCCATGGCGGATTTGTAATTATACATTCTGATTCTAATAACTTATCTTTACCAACATTCTCAAACGAGTCTTTATATATACTTTCAGCTTGTGGTTCTATATCACTTGCCCACATACATATACCACCATAGTATTCTAAATGACTACATAAAGCACCATCACCAGCACATGGTTCAGCAAATCCAAATGCTGTAGGGAGATGTTTAATTAAAGGTTCTACAGCTTCTATCGGCGTAGGATAGAAGTCTCTTGGTTTTCTTTCAAAGTCTGATCGTTTTCCCATAATTAACTCATATGACTAAAGTTTTTGATTTTTTCAAATTTAACTGTACTTCTAAATTTATCTGCAAGTGCATCTTGTTTGTGACTAATTACAAATACATTTTCATTACCTAGAGTATTAAGAATCTTTAGAAACTCATCTGTACCTGTATTATCAAGTGAGCTATCAAATATCTCATCAAGTATAAGTAGATTAGTATTTGCAGAGTTTTTCATCTTTGCAACAGCACGCCAAGTAAAGAGTAAAGCTAAATCAATACGCATCTTCTCACCTTCACTAAATGAAGAGTAGGAAAAATCATCACGATAGCGTGACTTAATTGTTTCTTCAAAACTTTCATCCAAAGTAAAGTTAACATAGAACTCCATAGAAGTAAGATATGTATTGATTAGCTTATTCATAATAGGTAGATATTGTTTTATTATCTTTGTCTTAATACCTGTATCTTGAAGCATATTTTTTGCAGTTTCAGAATATGTTTTATCTTCAATCAATTTTGATTTTTGTTCTTTAAGATTTATAAGTGAAGTTTTTAACTCTCCAAGTTTTTCGTAATCATTTTTATTAACATCAGCGTGTTGCAGTTGATCTATTTCAGATTGTAAAGTGCTGTTAAACTTCTCTAGCTGCAGAATAGATTCATTGTCTTTTGCAATTTGAACTTCATGTTCTCTGATATTATTAGCAACCTCAACAATTTCTTTTTGACGTTCTTTATATTTTTCTAATTCATCCTTTAACTCTGATAAACCTTTAGATATTTTATCTGTATCTTTTACTTTTGTTTTAATAATATCAGTTTTAAATAATTCACTAATATGCTGCTGACAAGTAGGACAATCTTCATTTGTTTCAAAGAAGTTTATTGTTGAAGAATGAGCTCTATGTTTTTCATTAAGAGTAGACTTTATACTCTGTAATTTTTGATACTTAGATTTTATAGAATCAGAATCACTAATTTGTTTTATTAATTCAATATTAGTATTTTCAGAAAGGTTAACTTTATCCTGTCTTTTGTGTATCTCTTCTTGATTTGAAGCAAATAGAATTGTCTTTTCTTTGAGTGATTTATCTTTATTTTTTTTCATCTCATCAATATAATTGTCTTGTAAATCAATCTTTTCTTCTGTAAGACTAGACTTATATTCTATATCACGAATTTCTTCAGCATTGTTTTTTAGCTTCTGTTTTAGTAACATATTCATAAGAGAGAATATTTGTATATCAAGTATCTCTTCAACCACTTCACGGCGATGCCTAGACTTTAGCTGCATGAAAGGTATAAAAGTAGAACTACCAAGAATAACAACCTGAGTAAAACTACGGTAGTTTAATTTCAGAATTTGTTGCTCAAGATATTTTTGATAGTCTCTTGAATTTGCATCTTGATTATACATCTTACCATTAACATATATCTCAAATACATTTGGTTTGATTCCACGCACCACTTTTATTTTCTTTGAGCCTATCTCAAATTCAACCTCAACCATAGCACCACTCATATTGACTGAATTAATCAATTGAGCTTTGTTGATACCACGAAATGGTTTACCAAACAAACCAAAGCATAATGCATCAAGAACAGTAGATTTTCCTGCTCCATTCTCACCTATGATAAGTGTTGTTGAATTTCGGTCTAGTTGAATTTCGGTAAAGTTATTACCTGTCGAAAGAAAGTTCTTCCAACGCACATATTTAAAAATTATCAAAGTTCTAAGTCCTGAGCCTCGTTATATAAACTCTTCATAGTAGTTTTGAGTCTGTCTTTACTAAGAGTAATATCAAGCTCATCAATATACTTATCAAGTAGTGTTAGTGTGTCTTCTGTATTTTCAACAATATCATCTGATACATTACTTGCATCAAGTTCACTAAAGTCTTCAATTATTTTTACATCATGACAATCTGCTCTCAAAAGCTTGTCTGTAAATTTATCAAATCCATATAAATCTTTTTTGTTTACAACAATAACTTTTACATAATGATCTTTGTATTTGGTAACATCATATTTGCTATAATCATTTTGAGAATCATCATAGTAAATCTTTTTAAATAATGTAAAAGGATTCACGATACGTTCTAATTCTCTAGTTGCAGTATCAAATATATGAAATCCTTTTTGATCATCACAATCATTCCAATAAATTTCATAAGGTGTTCCCAAATAATATATCTGACCATCATCATTTTTATGGTGAAAGTGGCCACTGAATACAGTTTCAAATCTTTTAAAACTTTCCTTATCCCAACCACCTTCAGAAACCATACCTTGACTATTCATTGGAAAACCAGCAATTTCTAAGTGACCCATAAGAATATCAGCTTTAGCTGTATTTAATTCTTTTATAGATTCGTCATAATTGTTTGCATTTATCCAAGGCATTAAGAGTATAGGTGTTCCATCAAACTCTACAACTTTAGGGCCAGTATATATTTTACCATACCCAGCAAGTTCTTCCATAGAATTTACTTCACTTGTATTTTTATAATACGTATCATGATTACCAACAGTAATATGTAAATCTATATTAAGTTCTTTAAAACGATTTACAAAACCTTTTCTAAAATCTGTAGCTGTTTTATACGAAACATACTTACGCCTATCCATAACATCACCCATATGAATACAGGTCGTTATACCTCTTTCTATTAATGTAGGAAAGAATACTTCTTCATAGAATTTAAAGAAAAAATCACTAAAGTTTTGATTATCATTGCGAGCACCAAAATGTGTATCAGTTATAATCGCAATTTTCAATCTTCGCCCCTACCCACTACTTTATCAATATCGTCATCTTCCATAAAATTCTCTAGACCTTTTTTGTTAGCTGGAATCTTTTTCTTTGGTTTGTAAACATCTTCATCAGGAAGCATTACTGTAGGATCAAAACCTACAACAGAATAACCAGTATCATCTCCTGGCATAGTTACCCAAGATTCATAGCTTGCAGTTTCTATCAATTTATTTCTAACATGAGTTTGCTTCTTTTCTTTTGCAATCCTTCTAAGAAAAGCATAGTAAATTATTTGTGTGAAATATGCAAAAGGATTTTTAGATTTCTCAGGATTAAAGTTTTGAGCATATTGTAAACAGTTTTCTATACCATCAGATACCATTTCTTCTCTGTAGGTATAATTTATAAAGTTAGGTCTATATGCTAAGTGTGTTGCAATCTTTAAAAAACATTCACCTACATAATTTGAAACTGGAGGTTTGGGTGTTTCTTTTTTATCATCAGTCCAATTTTCTCGCCAGTCTATCATTGCTTGTAGAAAGACTTTATTGTCTACGTAATGTGGTTTTGTTTTCTTTTCAGCCATTAGAATTAAAGCTCCTTATTAGTATCATTGTTTCTAATATATACTATCTAAGTCTTTTTGTCAATGAACTTATAATTTTATCTTTATTTAAAAAGGGAATTGACAATACCTTAAAACCTCTATATACTCAACTATGTTGAGGGGTTAATGTATTAGTTTATTAGTTATCTCTAGTTCATCCAATAGTTCATCATATATCTCTTCATCAGTAAATTCTTCTTCAAATGATTTTGATTCAGCTGCACTTTCATCTTTTTCCCAAGCATCTAATTTCTGCAAGAAATACTCGTAATATCTAGATAGTCCAACAGATACATTAGCCATCGTTATGATTGTAGATTTTCTAATGTCGAAATATTTTTGTTCTGTGTATGGTTCAATCCAACGACTTAAATTTAAAGAGTCATTATCTCCTCTTTCATAACCTGTTCTTTGTGTAACAATAGTCATTAATAAAGGATTTTGTATTTCTATAGCTTTTCCATTATCAGCTACTAAAGAAGCAATAATAGTTTCGCCGTTTGTAAGTTTAATAACTTTATAACTTATATCATTCTTTTTAGAATTATGCATATTATACTCCTACACTTTTCATAATTTTACCTTACTAATATCATAGTCAAATTGTTCTTCGTTATAGATATTTAGTCGTTCTGTAAAGTGGTTTAAAGTAAAGTTCCTTCTTTCATTGTAGCTTATATCATCTGCAATATCATATACTAAAACGGAATCTTTATCTGATGATGTACGCAAGCCTCTTCCAATGGACTGCAAGACTCGTATTTTTGATTTAGATGGACTTGCGAGCACGATGTTGTGAATATTACGAATGTTAATACCAGTACTAAAAGTGCCATATGATGCAATGGTTGTTGATTTAGTATGTTTTTCAACCAACCCCCGTATCTTTTCCCTTTCGCTTGTATCAGTTCCACCATATACAAAATATACATTTTCACTTCCTTTCATTTTATCATTCAATATTTTACCATGTTTCTCTACCAGCTGAAAAAGACATAAAGTATTACCGTTAAGATGGCGTAATAAATTAACTACAAAATCAGTTCTTTTCTCGTTAGTTACAAGATATTCCAATTCTTCAGCATAAGTCATTTTCTCTCTTATCTCTTGGTGTTTAAGTATAACACATTTAATTTTTAATTTTGCAAGAGTATTTTTATCAATTAGCTGTTTAGTTGTAACTACTTTTTCAACTGCACCAAATAGTCCCTCTAATACTAATTGGTGCGTCTGTGTACCGTCTAGCGTCCCTGTAAGACCGAATCTATACTTACAATGGTGCATCTTAGTCATAATGCCTGTGAGTGATTTTGCTTTAAACATATGAGCTTCATCACCGATTACACACCCAAATTGATCAAAATACTTTCTTGGCATTTTGTAGATAGATTGCCATGTTGATATAACAACATCTTTCTCAATCTTTGTTGTGTATCCTTGATAGATTTTTTGACAATGTTTATCAGAGCTCCAGCCATAATCTTGGAAGTCTGTGTACATCTGTTCTACTAATGAAGTGGTAGGAACAAGTATAAGAGTTTTTAAACCCTTCATCTGGTAGTAACGAACCAGAGAATATATTATTAATGACTTGCCACTAG